TACTTTCCAGTCTTCTATTGTTCTCATTACCCATCCACTAATGCTATCCCATCTGTCTATGTCATCATCAAACTTAGGCATCAAGTGTCCTGTGATTTCATAGTCATCAGTCTCCCAATGTCCCTCGTACTTCTTAGTCTTAGTAAGGTAATGAAAGTCATAGGTGTAGTCGTCATGTAGACAGAGGCAGGGTGAGGACATAGAGTAATCTATACCGAGATATGCTTTGTTCATACTGATTGTGAGGTCTTAAATCTAAACCATCCAGTAGCAATCCACTTAGTACCTTTTAGATTGTTCACTGCATGATGTGGGTGAGTGTATGCGGCAGGCCATATTACTAGGCTTCCTGTCTTTGGTTTGAGTTCTATATCTTGTCTTGGGAAGTAAGTCTCACCACCCTCAAAGTCATCATTAAGATAGATCATCCATACAGCGAACCTCTGAGACATCCCTCTACCTTCACTCTGCTCAAAGTGTTTTGCTGTGAACCCACCACTAGTATCTGATCGTTGGATCTTATAGAAAGGATCAATGAGGTCTTGTATGTGTCCCTCTATATCCCATTCCTTTTGATACTTTTTGAAGTGAGGTTGCATCCATTGTTGGAACCTTTGACTGAATGGTTGGTTGTGCGGATGGTTGTATAGGAACAACTGATGGTCGTTCCTCTCTTTGGTTATGTGTCTTTTATAGTACATTGTGTGCTCAGCTTTAACTTGAAATGCTTGAGCCAATTCTATAGTAGTGACACACTGTTCGGGTGTCATGCAGTCATCATATATGACTAGTGAGGGATCGTTACTGGTCCCAGCCGTCTTCGTAGTTTTCATTATCTAAATATAGTTCCTGATTCAATTCACCACCACAGAATGGACAATGCTTGATGTCAAGACTTGAGCAATCGTCTCCTGGGTGCACTACACATTCGCATGAGCAGTTGTCACAAAATATCTCTACTGGTTCTTCTATGATTTCACTCATAATTGTTCCTTAACATTGAAAGTCGTCAGCTGACGTCTTCTTGAATATAACACTCAATCTAAGATTAAATGTTTCCCTGAATTTATATAGGGAATCTCGAAGCTCTCGAGTGTTATAGAGCTTCTTGCTGTTAAGTTGTACTGAGAATGTTCTGCTTTCTGTTTCTATTCTATAGAAGGGTACTTCATACCCATTCTTCTCTGCTAAATGTGTCACTGCATTAGGTGTCATTGCTACCATTGCAGATGAGAGTCCTACACCGCAGTTAAGTATCATGATGCCATCTTTCTTAGTGCAGTCATGTACCTCTTTCATTAGGTCACCCATGTGGAAACCTGAGTCGATAAAGTCTTTAGCAACAACAGTATCGAACTGTAGCTTCTTAGCTGGCTTACGAGGGAATTGTCTATAGTCACCTACTCCTAGATTTCTGTAGACTGCTTGCATATTGTCTGCTATCACCCATCCTTTGTGTCTAGCTTTGCAGTATCCATTAAGTTTACCGTTCCATTCTGACACACCAAACTCCATTACCTGGTTGCCTAGTATCTCTTTATTTCTGGCAAATAATATTGCCTCACATAATGACTCAGTGTACACTTCCTCTCCCTTTAACCCATTCTGTTATATATTCAATCACATCATACTCATAGAATCCATAAGGTTCCTCACAGAATGTGTCCTGTGCTTCACCAGGTAGGTCGAACTTGTATACCATAGGGTGCATGAATGCATCAGCTATGCTCTGTATACTCTCAGGTCTTCCTCTACCAAAGTGGATCTCTTCTATGAATCCTACCTCATCAAGCATACGCATCATGTTGTCTACTACGTCCAATACATGAGTAAAGTCTCTTGTCTTCTTACCATCACCAAAGATCTCTAGTTGCTCTCCAGCTTCTACCTTCTGACTAAACCTCTTGCATACAGTACTGTATGGTCCATAGTCTGCTTCTCTTGGACCGTATACACTATAGAAGTACATCTTGGTAACCTCTAGTCCATATTGTGTAAGGTATAAGTCTAGTATGTTATCACAGAATATCTTACTCAATGTGTAAGCATTAGTGATTGTTCCTTCGTATTGGATTGATGAGCTCTGAGCAAAGAATACTTTAGCACCATGATCTAAACCTAGTTCACATACAGCAGTAGTTGACGTGACATTATTGTCGATAGTCTCTGCTGGAAACTCTATTGCTCTTCTTACTCTCGGAGTGTTGCCTAGATGGAATATATAATCAAATGTACATTTGTTTAGCAATTCTTCTTTAGCATCTTGAATAGACTTCTCAATATACTCTACACCCTCAACTCTATGGTTGCCTGGTGTTCTAAGATCGTCTACTACTATGATGCGGGCGTCTGGATAGAACTGGGTGAGCTTGTCAACCAGATGTCCTCCTATGAAGCCACATCCACCTGTTATTAAAATATTTTCTTTAATCTTCATTTTGTAATTGTTTGACCACTTTTTCACATTCGTCTGCGCACTCGGCACAATATTGAGCGGGGAACTCAATGACTCCGTCCTTCGAGTTGACATGATATGTCACCTTTTCTAATTTATCATATTCTTTTAAGCATCTGTCACACTTAACCATAGTATACCTCTACCTACAAAGACAGTCCTTTGAACGTAGCTTCGTCCACATCTTTCTTCACACCGCCTACGATGTAAGAACTTATCTCAGTTTCTTGTGGGGCTACTTGTACCTCTCCACCAGCAATCCATTTCTGGGTCCATGGTAGAGGGTTAGAGGCACTTACTGGATACGGACATGCATGTCCTACAGCTTTCATCCTCTTGCAACCTATCCATTCTACATAGTTGCGTAACAACTCTGCATTCAATCCTATCATGGATCCATCTTTGAATAGGTATTCAGCCCATCTCTTTTCTTGTTCAATGACATCCACAAAGATGCCAACCACTTGATCATCACACTCTTTCTTAATCTTAGCAAAGTCCTTATCATCTCTTGGTAGATGTTTGATAAGTTGTTGTGTTCCAGCTAAGTGAGTGTTCTCATCTCTTGCGATCAACTTAATGATCTTTGCATTACCTTCCATCTTCTTGAGCTCAGCAAATGCCCAACTACAAGCGAATGAAACATAGAACCTGATACCTTCTAGTGCGTTGACACTGTTAAGACATAACCAGATGAGCTTCTTATGCTCGTATTGAGAATAAGAAGGGTCACCGGCTTGATACACCTCGTGAGTGTAGTTCATCAGATTGTCGTAATGTTCTGTAATACTATCAGCACAGTCTGTTATCTCTTTGATATCCATGATACCATCGAACACTTCAGAAGGCTGACTGTATATATTTCTAATAATATGTGTATATGACTTGGAGTGAATAGTCTCAAAGAAAGACCATGTCTCTACCCATGTCTCCAGTTCGGGGAGTGACACTAGCGGTAGAAATGCTAAGTTCGGAGCCCTCCCTTGAACTGAATCTAAAACGATTTGTCTTTTGAGGTTCGAAGTAAAGATATGTTGCTCTGACTCTGTAAGGTCTTTGAAGTCCTTACTGTCACGCAATGTATCAATCTCTTCTGGTCTCCAAAAGAATCCTATTTGTTTTTCTGTTATCTTATCCAACCACGGATAGCGTAGCTCGTCATATCGAGCAATAGAAACATTGCCATCAAAGAACGCATCTCGTTTGGTCTGGTGTTTCTTATTTGTTGTTAGAGTACGCATGACTCACATTCCTCATCATCTAAAGGCTCATCTCTCATAACATATGGATGAGCTGGTTCCTCTACTTCGTCTGTTGCACCGTCATAGGTGTTGAAGTAGTACAATTGCTTGCCCCCGTATTTATAGAACGAAATAATGTCCTGTAAGAGCGTACTCATAGGGATTTTCTCGTCTTCATAGAAGGCTGGGTTGTATGATGTATTGACAGAGATGCCTTGATCGACATACTTCTGCAGTACAGCACATATTTGTAAGTATCCTTGTGGAGACTTCTGATCCCACAACAATTCATACTTGTTCTTTAAGTGATGGATAGCTGGTACTACTTGCTTGAGTACTCCATCCTTAGACTGCTTGATAGATACCAATGCTCTAGGTGGTTCAATACCATTAGTTGCATTAGATATCTGTGAAGAAGTCTCACTAGGCATCAAAGCCATTAGTGTAGAATTACGTATACCATGCTCTCTAAGGTCCGCTGAGAGCTGTTTCCAGTCCATCTTAGGGTTATGTGGTACAAGCTCGTCTACTTCCTTCTTATACGTGTCCTGAGGCGTTATACCAAGCGAATACTTAGTCTCATAGTTCTTCTTACAATGGCCAGATTCTTTTGCTATAGTATTAGATGCTTTGATTAGATAGTATGACCATGCTTCTGCCCACTCATCTATCATCTCTAAGTCTGGATCTGTATATGTCATACCATTCTTAGCCATCCAGTATGCAAAGTTAATGATACCTACACCAAGTGGTCTACGGTTCATTGTAGACAGTTCTGCAGCTAGTACAGGATAGTCTTGATAGTCTAATAGTTGATCCAATGCTCTTACAATTAGCTCTGCTGGTCTCTCGAAGTCTGATGGATCCTTGATAGCACCCCAGTTGATAGCTGCAAGAGTACATAATGAGATCTCACCTGATGGATCGTCAATATTGTTTAGTGGTTTAGTTGGTAGATTAATCTCGCAACATAGGTTAGACTGTTTGATTGGTGCCATTGAAGGTCGGAAGGATCCATGCTCGTTAGCATGATCCACATTCATTAAATATATACGTCCAGTATCCTTCCTCTCTTGCATGAAGCTGGAGAAGAGTTCGATTGCTGGGACTTTTTTCTTTCTGATGGATGTCTTTCTTTCTGCCGCTTCATAGAGTTCTCTAAACTTGTCGACGTCTGTATAGAAGGTATCAACGAGCTCTGGTACATCCGCTGGATCGAGTAATGTGATATCTCCACCTGCTAGTAACCTCTCATAGAAGACTTTATTGAATTGTACACCATAGTCAAGGTGTCTGATACGGTTGTCTTCCACACCTTTATTGTTCTTGAGAACGAGTAGCTCTTCAGCTTCAAGGTGCCATATAGGATAGTACAAAGTTGCG